TAGTTTTTCTACCATAGCCTTAACTTCCGCTAATTCTTCTTTGGTAGCATAAGACATTTCAGATTTAGGCTCCATAGCCTCAACCTCTTCAGAAGCCTCCACTTCAGGAGCTTCTTCTAATTCCGTCATAACTTCTTCCTCTTTAACCTCTTCAGTGGCATCTTCAAGTTGTACTTCTTCTTGTGCAATATCTTGAGTTTCCACCTCTTCAGTTGAAGACAAAAGAACTTCCTTTAGTTTGGAAACGATTTCTGTTGCTTTCATAAAAATTGATGTTTATAATTATTACTGATTAAAAATATATTGTTGTATTTTCAAGTGCCGTCACCAGTCACATTACCAACTCCTTGAGCCTGTAAAGAACCATCACAACATTTTCTTGAATACGTTTTACCATCTTTACATAAACAGCCTCTACTTCCACCTTTAGGTGAAGAGTAGCTTGGTGTAGCTTTCATTCTCTTTTTCATTATCCTGCGTTTTGAGTTCGTTGTATAAAGTAAATAACGTCCCATATTAATGAATCACCACCAACAGAATTTACTTTTAATTGAACACCATCAGCGACAAATGTTGCATCTGTATAATACTGCATCATTATATTTTCAACGTGTTCCTCATCATTTCCTTTTGGATAAGCTATAGTTCCTGCTACTCTTGATATTTGACCACTACCCTCTAAATTGTATTCTAAAAACGTTTGATTTGCATTAACAGCAGAGGCCTTAAAAGCTACTGTAAAAATGTAAACATCATTCTCGTTAATACCTAGTATCTTTTTTGTAGTTGAATTATAAAAGTCAATACTTGAATGGCTTCTTGTAACGCTACCTCCATTGTTTGGAAGTACAACTTCTGTATCTTCTACTAGTGTTAGTTTACTACTTGAAGTATATTGGGTGTCATCATACCTAGCCCAACCTAAATTAACTGAACCTGTTTGAGGATATACTATTACATTTTGGTTATTATGACCCATATACAATGCATCATCAGTGCGTAGCATTGCACCGTTCTCTATATTCACAGAATCCACCTCAGCTTGGGTAGTGTCTTGAACGTGTACTCTATATGAAGTATTCTTTGTTGTGGCCATATTTACTGTTTAGGTACGCAGTTAGGTACTTTTCTACCATTCTTAGTCTTAAACCCAACCATTTCATATCCTTCTTGGCAAGGGTTTACATCCTCTAGTTCTTCTAAACCTCTAAGTTTAGACTCAGTCCAATTAAGCATACTTTTGCCTCCCCATAGAAGATAACTGATAGTTCCACAAGCCTCAGGCTTACTAGGATCATAATATTCAGCAGCTCTACTTAGATAAGAGTAAATTCTCTTCAAAGTTGACACTGTAAACTTCTCTTTTCTAGCTAATTGCTGTCCTCTGACTTTCCCCACCTGAGTAGCACACTTATTACCTAACTCTTTATTCCTTTTTATACCTAATTTAGCATTATTAGATGCAGATTCTGGATATCCACCATAAGATTCTAACTCAACCTCTTCAGATAGGCTTTCTAAGGCTTCTAGGAGCTCGTATTCGGCATTTAATTCATCTAGACACTCAGAACACATTTGTTCGGGTAAAGACTCCTTAGGGCCGTCCATTTTGTCTGCAAAGTAACCCTCAATAGAGAATCCTTTTACTTCACCTGCCTTAACTTGATTCCAAACGTCATCATTGTTAACTTTTACAGATACCATCCAGGTTCCTACGGGTAAATCGAAGTCATATTTTCTAGATTTATCCTTTTTTTCGTCTTCTATAATCCAAGATTCGACCACAGACATCCCTTCGAGCTCTACATTATGTTCTAGAGTGCTATTATTTTGATTACCCTTCATTAAAAACAGTTCAGAAGCCTTTCTGACGGTATCTTCAGAGAAAAATATGTAATATTCCTCTTCACCACTGTTTCTGTATATCTTTTTGTTAGGAATTAGGGCTGCACCCATCAAAATCCTCTTCTCTTTGTCTACTTCAGCAAGTTTTACCTCTTTATGCTCTTTCAAAGCGATAAAATCCTCTTCAATAGCCGGATTTTCTACAACTGAGATAGCTTCTATACCGCTAAACTCGTTTTCCTCGTCTATAATAAGTTCTATAATACGTTCCATATATAATTAACTATTTATTGTTTATACGTTATATATTTTACCCTAAAGACCTATTGAAATCAATAGTTCTATCCAATTCTTCTGCGTCTTTGATGTCTTTGTTCACAACGAATGCTCTTAATGGTTTTTCTTGTTGACCTGTAATAGATTGTGCTAGTTGCGATTCAGGGGACGCACCTACTACATTGAAGTCTGGAGCTTCCACACTAGCACCTGGTCCTCCACCAACACTTCCGCCTATACTTCCTCCTGATAATATAGATTTTGCTCTATTGGCTGCTGCCAATACTGCTGCTATCTGTGAAGCATAAAATAGTGGAAATGCTAATGCGGAAACAGGTGCAGCTTCTTTGGCTTGTTGTTGTGCAAGAGTCAATCCTTGTGAAAATCCTATAGCTGTGTTTGCAGCAATCTCTAATAATGCAAAAGTTTTAGATGCTTTTGAGTTTTCCTTCATTAATCCAGATATACTACCTAATGAGTCTGCATAATGACCAAACATTTCCATCCTCATTGCATACCCCTGCCTGTCTAGCCTCTCTTGCTCTTGTGCTAATAATTTACTATAAAAAAGATTAACCTCATATTTAGCTACAGCTAATTCAGTTTCTAGAAGTCCCAATTCTTTTAAGGCATTGAGTCTATTTAGATTCTGTTGCTGTTCTAATTCTATAGCTTGTATGGTGTTTTCATTAGACATAGCATCAATCTCTAAATCTCTATTAAAGAAGTACTCTCTAATTTGACCCATTTCTACTAAGCCTCTTATCTTTTTATCAAAATTACCTATTTCTAGGGCATCATAGTCTGATTTTTCCTTACGATCTTTCTTCCCTTTTTTCTCCGCATAATCCTCTAGATTTATTCTTTTTACTAAAAGATTTATTTGCTCTTGTATTTTTATGTTTTCGGTATCTAAACCATCTACGATATCCGCTACAGCATCTAAATTGAATTTGTTAAATTCTTCCTTTCCTTCTACTATAGAGTCTCTAAACAATTTATTAATTGCAACCTGCTTCTCTGCTTCAGTTAATGCTTCATTTTGCCTTATTTCCTCTCTTTTAGCCCAAAGTTCTCTAGCCTGATCTAAAGTTTTTCCGCCTTCTTTTAGTTTATCTATCGCTTCTAATTCTTTATCTATAGCTTCTCCTGCAAGTTTTTCTATCTTTGCTTGAGCTGCTTTAGCAAAAGCCAACTTAACAATTTCTTGTCTATATTTATTTATAGCAGCAGAAGCTGCATTTGTTTTGTTTTTTATATCCTCAAAACTTACGCTAGAGTCATTTAATTGTTTTATGAAGTCAGGGAATTCTTTTTTAAGCCTTTTTATTGCTAATTCTTGCTGTTCTTGAGAAGTGTTTGCGTCTTGTAATTTTCTTATATAAACCTCAAAGTCTCCTGCAGTTTTAGACACAAAATCACCTAACGATTTGGTTGACTTCTTTAGTTTTTGAGCCTCCATATCCTGCCTCTCAATCAAAGTGATTACAGTTTGAAAAATAAGTATAAGACCCAAAGGACCCATTAAAGCACCAAGAAGAGCTCTAAAACCATTAACAACACCCCCCGTCGTAGTTATTAATGTAATCATAAGGGTAGATAGCTGAGACAAGTTGTTTGCCATACCTCTTATACCATAGTTAGAGTCAGATATAGTACGACCTAATTCCACAAGCGTAGCTCCTGCAAGACCAGTCTTATCAATCATTGGGTTAAGACCATCCTTAGTAACCCCACCCATTGCAGCTTGTTGAGCTTTTAAATCAGCCGTAAGTTTGTTCACTGCAGCGTCAGCCTTTACAAAACTCTTGGTTAATCCCTCTATCTTTACTTTGCCCTTGTCGTTTATCTCAACGACATAAGTCAGTTTATTTGTTTTATCAGCCATTTGCTCTTCTCTTTACGGATTCCTTAAATTCTTTTAATTTTGTAGGGGCTTTGTATTTACCTTTAGCAATATCTATTATAGGATCAACCCCATAAAAATCATCAGCCTTCAATAAATCTATCAATTGCTTTATCATTCTACTATCTCATTTGAAAATATATTCAACAATTCTAATTCGGATTCTCCGGTCATTAGGTTAGTAGTTATTGAGTTAATTCTAAATATCTTATCCCTAATCTTTATCTGGTCATTAAGTCTGTAGTTTATGATAATATTAGGTGGTAAGAATGCTTTTAACTTAAACATCCTTTTAAGTGGATTAAATACACTCTCTACATAGCTCTTATAGAATACATAATACAGTGACTGAGATTCTAACTCATCATATGGAGGATTTAATTCTGAATAGTTTATTTTCTGCCATTCATCAACTTCAGCATCAAAATTCAATGTGTATGCCGGTGGAGTTGTAGAATTACCGTCTTCATTGCTATTAGATGGTCTCCAATAAGAATCAACATATGAAGCAGTTCCACCTTCAATCCAATTTATTCTACCATCCCTATTGTCATTAGCGACAGATGCCTCTGGTAAATTTGTTTCTCTTATTGCATAAAACAATAATGGTTTTACATTTAATGAATCGTAATCACCTGTTGGTGGGGTAACATCTGTATTTGCATTAAAATCACCTCCTGCAGAATACCCCCACTGTATCAAAGTATTGTCTATTGCTTCGGCTGCATTATCTAATCCTGCTTCATCTATAAGTCTTTCATACTTCATATGAGCAAAAGGAATATCTATCTCATATTTCTTTCCTCTATCGATTACATACTCACCAGTTGTTGGGTCTTTTGTCCCTTCCCTAACATTAAATTCAGCATCCCCAAAAACTTCACCAAAAGCCTCTTCGTGCTGCCTCATAAGCAAGGAACTGTTTTCTTTATATTTAAAATGTATATCTGTAAATGGTAGCACTGAGTTTACTGTATGTTCAGAAGCATCTACATATTTCTCTATTTCTATTAGACCACCTAACTTATTATTTACAGCATCAGCATAGAAGTTGTCTAAAGTATCAACGTATATTCTTCCATATTGATCATCTCCTTGATCATCTATAAAGTATGCAGTTAAATTAAACATCTTAAATAATCCAGTTAAAAAGTCAATAACTTTCATTTCTGGAACTAAATATTCTCTATTCTTACCCGACAAATCAAAATCAAAAGATATTGGGAAATCTGACTTATCGTATGCTTCTACCGCAGGAGTCCCTCCAGAATCTTTTATAACGTGTAGTATTGGTGTTAAATATGTGAAATTCTTTGTTTTTATCTTCGCTTTAAACCTTCTTGTTCCTGCAACACTAGAAGAATCAAAAGCAGTGTAAAATCCTATAAAAAAGCCATCAGTAGTAGTAAATCCAACATTACCAGGCTTAGTTACAAATTCATTTATTTCGTTTCCGTCTGAATCTAATTCAGTGAAAATAATATCAAATTCACCCTGGTTACTATATAAAGCCCTAAAAGCTATTTTATATTCGTCACTCCCAGTTGATTTTGTTATCTCTATAATATCATCTTGAAATGTTACCTCAGGGATATCTTGATTTAGGAATGCACCTCCACCTGTATATGTAGTATTTAATGAATACTCACTAGTCTTTGCTTGATGCTCAAATAATTTAACATCATCCTGTTCGTCAAATTCTCCTTTAGTATTGTTAAGCCATAAATATAAATTTGAGAAAGCTGTAGAACCAAAGAATTTATCAAAATCACCATTAGTATCTCTTGTGAAGGATATTCCATATTTAGATTCTATGGCTTCTATAATGTGTATGGCTCTTATAGCCGGTTTTAAATCGGTAAATTCTAAACCTCTGGTTGTGTCTGGTGTTCCAACAGAATCGTGATACAAATTACCACTTGAATTAAAAAATATATCAGAGTCAGGATCAGAATTAATAAATAATCTTTTCTTGGATGTTATTAATGGATATATAATTGAATTAGTTTGACTGTTTAAGTCTAGACCTGTGGTAAAGCCAGTCTTTACTGTAGTGTCAGTATATTCGTGATTGTAGTTAGATAAGTAATCTAAGTCAGTCAATTCATCATCCCCAAGTAAGTCTTTTAATGAAACTGTATTGCCATAGAAGATAATCTCATAAGCATAGGCTTTATTATTCCTCATCTTAACACTATTCAAGAATATCTTACCCTCCCTGAATGGTGCGTAGTTTATATGAATCTTAGCCTTCCTTTTCTTTCTTGCATCAAAAGCATTGCCAGTAATATTGTAGTTATAGAAATGCCTAAATATTTTATTATTGGTTTCTGATGCAGGTACAGTGAAGGGCATAGAGAAGTCAGTGAATACTTTGCCGATATCTTTGACGTCTTGTATAGTTGAGGTCAGTTGTACCGTCTCATTATCAAACATATCAACTAGTGGATAATTGCCGTCATTATCCTCAATATATAATTGAATCCTCTGCATTATCTAACTGAGTTTAGTTCACTGAAAGCGTAATCAAACCTTACTGTGAAGTTCAACAACTTGTCGTATCTATCGTCTTTGTAGTCTATAGTATTGTCTGAAGGTGTTACCGGATAAACCTCGTTGTCTTCGTGAATCCATACATATTCAGACTGCATCATTTGCTGTATCACTTCATTATAATCACTACATAAGAATCCTGTGTTTAAGACTAAGGATTTCTCTGATTCTACATTATGGGTTTTGTTTGTAGGTGAATATGTAGGATAGAATTTACTAGTTGCAGTAGATTGTATTGTGTTTATCTTGTACTGCTCTCTAGTTACGTTAGCACTCTCTTTTCTTCTACCAAAGAACCATACGTCTTGTAACGCACCAAATTTATTTAAGAATGTAACCTTATAAGGAGTGTTTCTACACTCTTCAATATAAGTTACAGTTAGTGTTATCTCTTGGTTTGTTTCAGTTGTTATAACTACAGTTTCTGTACCTACTGGGGCTGTTGTAGCGGATTGTATTGCTTGTGCATTACTACTCATCAATGAAGTAGCATCAGCCTTAATTAGTGTTTGGTCTGCTCTGTAATCTGTTGTGTCAGCAGTTAATGGAGTAAGAGTTTTACCAAAGGTTTGAGAGCCTAAAGAAGTTGTTCCTTGAAAGAACTCCACACTATATAATTCATTTTCTTTATATAATGGTACTCTAACTTTCTCTCCACTCTTCCAATAAACACAAGTGTTTGATTGCTGCAAAGGTGAAGTTAATTGAGGGTTTATCTCATCCTCAAAATAACCATATCCGTGGGTTACAAGTCTAGTACCTAGGTTTACTGTATCAGGTGCGTTCCCAGTAAAACTATTCGTTATTTTCCAAGATGCCCAAGATACTAAGTCAGCAGTACCATAATTACCATCAAAAGATACAGTAACGTAATCCTTTATCAATTCAGATATTTCAAACAATATAGTTTCTTCTCCAGGGATTTTAGTTTTGGTTATAGTATATTGAGGGTCTCCAGTATAAGAGTTTATCTGACCTGTATATATCCAAAGTTCAAGTTTTGCTGATGATAATGCCATAGTTATATATTAAATCCGTATCCTCTTAGTGCTGTAATAATCAAGTCGTGATAATAACTTGAGGTTCCTGTTTGAAGGACTGGTTGAACAACAGAAACTTCTGACCTGTCAGAAAGACCTTTAGAACCATCAAATCCTTCATCTCCACTAAATATGTTATTAATGAAGTAAGTTTCGTAGTTGGGATAATTTCTCGCATTAAATAATGTCAAGAAGTAATCTCCATAACTTTTAGACTCTAGAAATGTTCTAAAATTTGCTAAATCTGAATCATAAAGAGGATTTGCTGTAGTATAATCACTAACTCTATTTATAAAGAATTCGTCTCTTTGTCCGTCTTGATAATTGTCCAATTCTCCAGAAACTTCATTTGTAAAGTATAAAAATATTTGTTTGCTAGAATCTGCATTTCTTAATGGAGTGCTAGATAATTTTAAGAAATCCTCTTTATTAATTGAAATATAATTATTATCTAATGCGTGGTCTTGAGATTTTACTATCTTAACTCTTTTATTATATTCCACCACATCATTATTATAATATTCCAATAATGTATTTTTTAGTTCATTATCTGCCATAATTAATAACTGGTCAAGAATAGTCCCCATAGAGCCAGAACTATCAAAAATTATTGTTATTTCTGTTTCACCATCAATTACTTGTTCAGGAACGCCTAAATCAAAACTCTGACCACCCTCTTCAATAGTTCCAGTACCACTTGTTACAGACACAGTGTCTTCTTGAGCAGAGACTAAATCCGTTTCTCCTTCTTCTAGTGAAACTGTTTGAGTGACACCATTTACATCAGTATAACTAAAATCAGTAGTACCCCCTGCTGTAGTACTTTTTACAGTATAAAACTTAGTTATTGTTTCCTCTACATCTGGGCAATTAAGTCTAAAGCTATAACTATCATTAGGAATTAAAGGTTCTGCGGTTAACGTAACTTGCGTTGGTGTGGCAGACGTTTTATTTATGATTAATGTAGTCGGTTGCTTCTTATTAGTTGGTGATGACGTATTATCTGGTGCTGGTATTGGGTCAGTAAGTCCAAAACTAGAATCACCTATAAAACCAGTTGTCTCTGTATTTCCATCCCAAGTTATATCAAATTTAACAGGTGTATTTTGTTCTCCTCCACCATCTAAGAACTCAATCTCTACATCACCTATCTTGTCTCCTACACCTACTAAATTATAAGTTTTAGTACCAAGAAAAGCCCCTTCATTTATTACATCCCCACAATTAACATCTAAACCTGTATTTGTAGTTTGCTCAGGTATCTCTTGCCAGTTAATAGTGATTTGTGCAACCGCTACATCCCCATCATCATCTGTTACTACAACATTAAATATTTTAGATTCAGCTTCTGGACTAGTTACATCTATAGATACTGAAGTTTGTGGCGAAGAAGTGCCACCCCATAAATAGGATACGATAGTCCCATCACTATCCGTAGCTACCGCAGTTAACGTAACTGTTTCTTTAACATAAGGATTCTCGTTACTAGCAGTAATTGTTACTGTAGGTGGTATATTGGTAGGTGGGTCTGGAATCTCAGGTGTTTCAGGAATTGTAGGTTCCGTAGGATTCGCCTCAATATAATATGGACTCCTAGTATTTATTCTAACATCACTCATTTAACTTCCTTTATAATATAACTCTGTTTTGCTAAAGTGTAACCTTAACTCTTCTTTGCAGTGGGTGTAGCTGCATCTATCTCTTCTTGTATTTCTCTTCTGTAAGCATCTACTAGGTCCATTGTCATTCTAGCCTCAAATTTATCAATAACAACATCTATAAATCTGTGCGGTCTAATACCCTTTTGTGCAATTGATCTACCTATTAAAAAAGACAATTGTTTAAGGGTGGGTGTTTTACCACTCCTTAATGTTTTAGGTTTAATACCTTTTCTTTCAATCCAATCGTTTATCTTTTCTATCGGAGGAAATTTACCTGCACTGCGACCTCGATCTACATTAAGACCGTATTCATTCATAGATATTACAAAACCATCTCTCTTTGGTATCTTTCTACCAACAATACTTTTCTCTAAATTACTCCCAGGTTTATTTAATTCCTTCTTTAATTCAGAGACTATTATCTTCTTGTAGTTTTCAAGAACCTTTGCTGTATACTTCTTCTTGGCCATTATTCTTCAGGGGGGCAAATAGTATGTTCGTTATTAGCCATCTCTATATTGATTGTGGCAGCCCACCCGGCTAATTGATTCTCAAAGTTGTCTATAAACGGTGAAGCTGTTATATCAGTGGTTAACTGTAAGTTGTCTTCAAAGAGCTCCCCCCTCCTTAATTCTTGCTGTATATCATTTACAACTTGTAGTTGAGTGTTTAAGATATCTTGTAAGTTATCATTACCGTAGATGAGGTCTTCATCTGTCAATTCATTAGTTTTATCTACGACATCAAGACAGAATATCTGTATGGTAGCGGTTATGATATGTGGTTGGAATACGACATCCCCCATTGATATATGGGATAATGGATAGATAGTTGTTTTGTCCAGATCAACCTCCAATATGTCCCCGAAGGTGACTGTATTAGTAACTCCATTCTCCTTTAGTTTGTCGTTTAGCTTTTGTATTACGGTGTATACTTGTCTCATTTACTTTTTTGTTTTATCATTTTAGCCTCTAACTCGTTTTTCTCCTTTTCAAATTCTAGCCAGGTTAAACATTCGGAAGCCGATAGTTTTGCAACTTCTTTAAATTTTGTGACATCTCCTCTAGCGATTGCGTATATTGACTGATACCACCCCCACTTTGCTCCAAATCCTTTGTTAGTTGTTTGTCCGTCTTCAACTTCTGCGTCAAAGAGTCCAGTAAATAACTCGACAAAACGTTCCCTAAACGATAAAAAAAAACAACTGCACCTAGAGCTACATTTACCGGAGCATCTTTCATTACCTCAGCATACTTATCTGAACCTTCATATTCCTCTATCAAATACAAATCCCCTTTACGGAATGTTATTGGTCTATATAGCACCGCCATTGCCTTATGTATCTCTTGCCAATCACCAATATAATTATCTAAATCTATAAACTCACCTAAACTAATATCATCTAACTTAGGGATGAATCCAAACGTCACACTATCCCCTTTTGGGTCTGTTAATGTAAAGTCTCTCTGTAATGGAGTATCCTCCTTAAATATCTCTACAATGTGATTTATGATAAATGAAAACTCTGCTAGAGGTAATTTATAAGCCTCCTTCATTGTGACCCCACAGAATATCTCTAATACCTTTAGATTGATAAACTCTGTATCTTCAGCATCCTCATTCCCCTCCATAACCTTAAGGTACTTCTGATATTGCTGTAGTGTGATAGCGGACAGTTCTTGTGGTACTTCTAAAGTAAACTTTTGACTCATACCTATATAACCTACATACACTTGTTTTGTACTAGAATAGAAAATAAAACACTTTGTAAATATTCAGTTATATCTATAGATAATCAATAGGGGCTCCTACAGAGACCCCTAAACTATTAACTAGACCTTAGATTATCACAACGCTTCTATTCAGGTAAGGGTAAATACATTCTTTTCTCAAATCATTTTTTTATTTCAACCTACTTTATTATATTTGTAATAACAATGCTTTGTTTCATTGTTAAATTTAGTTTTTAGTTATTTATCTAAGCCTCCTGTTTTAAGCTCTTTCAGGGGGCTTTTTTAATACCCTTTGATTTTTTAAAACTTGATACCTCAACCTACCGCATCTTCATTTTACGTTGATTTTATAAAACTGCATACCTCACTACCCATACGATTCATTTTACGTCGTTTTAAGGCATTATCTCGGGCTTAGTGGTATTAAAGTATGCTTAGGGGGCTGAAAGGCTCTGTAAGGGGCTGAAATAAAGGCAATCGGCTACACTCTAACAAATATTTATATTCATTCTCAATTAATTACTAAAATAATGATACAAAAAATACCCCCTAAAAAATTAATCTTAGAGGGTAACCAAACAAAATCAAATTGAAAAAAAGTATTGTTATTCTTTAGTGTTTAGTTTATCGAATTGCTCAAAAGATATTCTTTTACTAAAGCCGTTTTGATTAGATAAAAAGTACTTGTTATCTAGTTCAACAGTGTAGAAATGCTGTGTAAGTTTCTTGATATATTTCATTCCTCTGTCTTTTTAGGTTCGTCCCTTTCGTCCCATTCGTCAACAAACAAAATCCTAGTTTGTATTAAGCTTTCATAATCTTGGTACATATGCTCTAAACTTTGGGCCATTCCTTTTATATCATTAAACATAAAACCATTTGCTGTATTGAATGGGTCAAAATCTATTGAATGAATTTGTTTACCGTTTTTTAGTACTGTTATTCTAACTTTGCCAAAGTGCTGCGTTTCCCAAAACAAACGTTTGTGTTTTTGTTCCTTATTGTCTAAGCGGTCCAGTATTTCCTCAATACTTTCTTTTTTTATTTGTTCAATTTCATAGTCTGTCAAGTATGTATATTTTTTCTCTGTCTTCATTTTGTTAAAGTTTAATTAATTGCTTTTTCCTTTGTTCTATTGGGGCCGTTACTACAAAGCCGCTTTTATCTTTGCGTGCCTCACCTTTTGCTCGTAAACCCAAAACAACATTTTTGTTATAGATCATTACCAGGTCACTGGTATCCCCGTCCACAACCTTAAAGCCCCGCCAATATTGTGGGAGCTCCCCGTTAAAAACAATAGAAACGTTTGAACCGTCGTTTAAAGCTGCAATAGCTGCGGACTCATTATCTTCAGCCCTGGAAAAAGTTAAAAAGTAGTTTGAATGATCTTTATATTTTTTGACCTTACCTAGTATTTTAGTATAGTCATAAAAAATTGCGGTCGGTTGTAGGTCCTCAATATCTAAACCGGCATACTTTTTAAGTAAGTAGATAAAATCCTGGTCACTGGTCCCGTTTAAACGAAAGGCTATTTTTTCACCTTTCTTTTCGGCTTTCGCTGTTTCTCTTACTATTTCCTTTGCAAGCTGTTTAATAAATAAACTTTTATTATAAATAAAGTAGTTTGTTTTATTAATCCTAGAGCTCTGTACATTTGAGAATTTACCACGTCCGGCTGTGAATAGGCAAGCCTTTGCACAACCTTTAGAAGCACTGGGACAAATATTTATTTTCTTTGCGTTTTGGTTATATGGTGACAAATAAAGTATAAACGTTTTTAGATTATTCTTTTTTGTTTTGGCATTGGTGAAACCTTTACTTAATAGGTTTTTTGGTATAGTATATTTCATTTTTTTAATATGTTAAATTTGTTTCATCTCCTAAAATATCTAATAAAATACTTTTTATTTTGTCTTGAATTTCATTAGGTAATTCATCAAAAATATTTGTGTCGGTTATTTCTTCTATACATTCAACATCTTCTAAGCCGTCACCGTTATAACATACCCCAAAAATCCTACATTCAATATCATTTATATTTGCTGTGAATTGTGGATATGTTAAAACAACATAGTTTTCAACATTGTCAATTTTATCGATTTTCATTTTAATATAGTTTTATTTAGTTCCTTAATGTTTTTTATACTTTCATCAATTACCAGGTCAGTAACGAAAATAGTTTTCCCGTTTATTTTAACCCATATCAAAGTATTAAGATTAACGAACCTTTTAGCCTTATTAATATTATCTTCACTTTGTGAAAGGTCCATATCTAGGACGGGTAACAAACCTTTTGCCATAGGATCAAAAGAAAGTCCTATTCCCTTATTCCCTTTTTTTACGCCAGTACGGGCGGTCATTGTGCGAGGTATTGTAAACTCTTTTGTCTTCTTATCTTTTTTAAGGAAGTGAGCTGTGAATATTTTACCGCTTTGCATTTCTTTTAATAAGTCTTTAAATGTTTTCATTTTGATATAGTTTTTAATAGTTAATAATTAAAGGCCCCAGGAACCGGAAGAAAAACCGCCCTGTATTAAACCGTTATAAAATACAATTGCAATAAGACAACCAATAACGGCAAATATTAAGATTTTAGTCAAAGGCCCGTCAATAAAGCTCAAAACTTTGTCCTCTGTTTGTGTGTGTGTTTGTGTATTCATTTTATTAGTTTTTATTGTTATTCATTACAAATATAAACAATTTTGTTAATATCTACCAAATAAAAGAAAAAATATTTTCCCTTATATAATTAAGGTACGCACGCGAATAATAAAAACTTTTTTATTGTGCAAGTGTAAACACAGTTTTTTTCGGTTCAATAGTTTCCAAAGTTTACAGAATGAAACCGCAAAGAATATCAACCTTAATTGTATCAACAACAATTGTATTGACAACATTTGTAGGCACAACAGTCAAAAAGGCAAAGCGACCGAACCTACTGCGTTTAAGAACCTACTGCGTTTAAGAACCTACTGAGTTCAGTGACCTACTGCGTTTAATGACCCACTGCGTTTAATAGAATTTTTGGACGGGAGGAAAAAATAATTCACCGAATAACATAACTCCCTTTGTTTGCATTTGCAAGGAAGTATTGAGCTGCATAACGTAAGCTATCCATATGGTGATTCCATTTATCTATTGGCCTTTCATTCCTACTGTGCCATACATAGTTGTTGAGTTCCTTTATAAGTTCTAAGGAATCTGGGTCAACAATCAAATCAAAATCCTGTATCAAAGCTATACCAGTTAATATACTACCTTGCCTCTTTATTGCAGGTTTTACATTACAATATACTTTGAGCTCCTGGAGCAACCTAGGCTCTGCTGAGTCGCATACAATAAGTTGATCCTGGGCATATCTTCTATTCATCTCCCCTATCTCTTTTGTAGAAAGACCAACTTTGCAGTACATTGTCTTTAACCACATTTTCTTCCTATCCTTATCAATACCTACTTTAAGTAGAACCGTAGGATCTACAGAGAACCCAAAATCTTGACCATATACATAAGGGGTGTATTCGTTGAATGGTCCAATAGTCCAACGAGTGAATACAACACCATCAGCTTTATCTAACCAACCACCCAGTATCTGGTGATTATATTTATCCGGTCTGCGTCTACGAATCTCTTCTATCTGCATAAGGAATGAATCAGATAGATGCTCCATATTATCTTTGAATGTAGTGTGAATATAAGTTACGTTATCCTTCCAACCATTGTGTCCACCATTAACGGCTTTAGCTGCAAAGAACCTTTGGTATATCCAGTGCTCTTTAGTTGTAGGGTTTAATATTAATATAACTCTATTAGGTTTATTCTTTGCCCTTACAGACTGATCTATCTTATCAAAAGTATCTTCATCAACAAGTTCCTCTGCCTCATCTAGTACAAAGGTTGTAATACCTTGTAGGGACTTCAGGGCAGCCGTTTGATTACCTGCTGAGGTCTTGATACCTTTAAATATAATAGAGCTCCCTGTGGACATATTTAGTATCTCATCTTTAGTTATCCTAAAGTGTTCAGAGATACCATACAACTCTATCTTTTCGATAAACTCTGGAATGATAGATGTAGAAGCTGAAGACATAGTGTACCTAGTGAATAGTATCTTATGGCCTTGTTCCATCGTTAGGAGGGCTAGGAATGCCCCTACAGCAAATGACTTACCACTACCTCTACCACCAGTAACTACAAAGTATCTACTGTCGTTACCTAGGGCTTGATATTTATCGTTTAGTTGTGGTACTGACATTGTTCTTCTCCTCTCTAAATCTCACTGGTTTAGTCTTACCATCCGGCATATACCTATAACCTAATATAGGGTTGATACCACAATCCCACCAATTGTCTGGCATATCATCCTTCATAAATCATCTCATTTTTTATATATTTAACCGCAAGATAAGGCGAGTGATAAACACCAAGTTTAACTCCAGTTTGGCTCTCGTACAGACACCAATTATCTTTACTAAGTTTAATTATATCAAAAGCACCAAAGCTGTAATAGTTACTATTTAGTTTACGAATCTTCATCTGTAATATCAATTATATCAGGGTCATCATTCTCAGTGTCATCATCTTGATTCCCTGCAAATAGATTCTTAATATTTATATTCACTTTAGGTTTTCCTTCATTCATATCTTGATCCTCTGGCTTACCATATTTATATTCAAATAATAATTTAAGGTGAGGGAATGAATCCTTAGCTTTCTCTGCTAGTGATTCCCAGGCTGCTTCCTCAGACCCAAATACCTGCTTCATTGCGTTTAAAGCGTAGATGTTAACTCTATCCCTCTTAGCCTTGTTCATAGCACTAGGAGTAGCCATAACCTTCTTGACGGGCTTGTTTACTTTCTCCCCCCTCTTCCTACCGTTATTCTTTCTACCATCAGTAGACTTGACGTACTTCCTTTCTTTAGGTTTCCTACCCATTATGTTTATTATATAAGAAGTTATATATGGACCATATTGCTATTGGCCATTCTTTTTGTGTGTATAGTCTCTCACCTATCCTCTTATCACCACCAAACTCAACCATAAGTTTAAACTTCACCCCAAGTTTATTACCGTACTTAGCATCTTTAAACTCCACCGGTATAGGGTATATCTTATAACCCCTATCCATACACCATTTAGATGCATCAAGATTAATAACTGACTCAGGTATTCTAGACTTTTTGCTTGGCATACTTCTCCTCCTTTAGTGCGAATACATCTGACTTAACCCTGTTAGGTTCATACTTAGATAAAGAAGATCTTAGGAATAAAAACTTCCTTGCTAGTTCATTGTAATCCTCTAACAACACCTTGTATTTAGACTCATACAGTTCCTCAGTATCTTCAAAGCGAACATAACCTTTAGACTTATAGCTAACCTCACAAACCTTTTCGTTCAGCTCTGCATATATCTTTTGTATTCTATCTTCATAACTGAGCCAACCCTCAAGCCTCTTGATACCGTTTATAGTAACAGCGTGATCCCTATCAACTTCTTTACCTATTCTATCTAAGGATAGCTGAGGGAAGTGTACTCTACATAGCTTGTAGTACATAGCCCTAGCTTCTACATAAGCAGTCTTCCTAGACTTCTCGTTTAAATCTTACTTTATAATAATCTTCTACAATTGCTCTCACTAATTCTTGTTCCATATTTGTTATTTATAAATTATACTTACTATCCAGTTCTAGGGCAATTAATTTTAATTCAGAATAGGTTTTGTAGTCTGCCTCATCTATAGCTTTCTTAATACCAGAACAAGCCTCGTAGTTCTCCAACTTCTCCTGGAACTTAAGCTCCAAGTCCAACTCATAAACAGAGACTCCTTCTAGCAAACTTAATATGGTGAGATAATAATACAAACCTTCTTCTTCTTTGAACTTCTTAGAGGATTCCCCTAATCGTGTAGTCATTCAATTTACTTCTTTTATCTATAAAGTATTCCTTATAGGTGTTAACGCACTGCTTGACTTTATTACCGCCAAGTTCTCTAGTCTCATCACTGAGTTCAAATATTCCTATATCACCAGTGCCCTTTTCTATTACGACAAAAGTGAACTTAGTCACCCCGAAGAGCTCACAATAAATCCATCCTTGCATATCGTAATGCCAAAGGTATTTAGCAGTTCTCTCCCAACCATCTAACTTAGCTGTAGTCTTAAGATCAATAAGGTGACCATCCTTAAGGTAGTCAGCCTTACCCCTAAAAGGTAGACCATACAACTCACCTATTGCAGGTGTTTCTGCTGTACCTCCGGTGAAGAGTTCATTAGCGTGACTATTAAATCTAATAGCATTACAAAGTTCATTAGCCTTGTTGAGTTCACTAGTGAGCATAGTCTCTTTACCTTTGCTTTTGGCTTCAGCTTGAGCTGCCTCAAACTTCTTTGTTCTTCTACTACCTATATTGACAAAGTCATATTTATCATTCAGCTTCTCTTCCTCCAGGACAACGGTATGTATTAGTCTACCCTCTCTTAGAGGAGGAGCGTCTGAATTAACTTCTTTTGTTTTATTGAAGTATGTCTTTGGTGACTTGTATAAATCTTTAGCTGATGAAGACGATAAAGCATTCTGACCTAAGTAGCCATAATAAAAGGAGTCATCATCCATTTGTTTAAGGATTTCATCTACACCCCAGTTCTTACCGTCAAATAGTTTTATTCTTTCCATACTGACTAAGCTAATCTTTTTTTTAGATATACACAATCATTTCTCAGTTAAATCTTTCTCATTCATATGAGCCTCTAGTATATATCCATCCAAGGGACTGATAACTGATATAGCTTTGTATATCTTTCTACTAACCGACTTAACCTTTTTCTTCTCTGTTGCTGTTGAGTCTATACCTAAATTAGTATACATCCAAGCATCCTCTTTTAGGAGCTCATCAACTTTCCTTTTTGTCGACCAGGTCTTGTACCCCTGAATCTTCCGTATTCTTTCCTCTGTTATCATTTTCTATTTTTTCTATTTTGTATAAAGCTACCGCCAATGCTTGTTGAAGTATTTTGATATCCTTCTGCATCATTATTAATGTTGATTCTTTCATTTCAGCTTCTTTAGTTTCTCTATATATAAAGTAGCATCCATCAATTCCTCTTGTAAATGATTAAGGAATTTATAGAATCCATCAGGGGAATCATATAACGTAGTTCCATACTTCGTTATCCCATCCCTACTCCTAACCTTATATTTGTTGATTACATTTTCAACTATAGGGTCTTTGGGTAAATGATTATACCCTGTTGAGTCTGTGGTCCATTCTCCAGACTCTAACATTTCATTATACTTTTTTATACTATCACTCATAACACTTCAGCATCGATCACCTCAAGTAAGGCAATCTCTTTATCTATTAAATTATTATTTGTAAATTCCGTCGTAGCCTTTATCTTCTTAGTAAACCACTCTGGCTCAACGTTATATAGATTCCATCTATAAACTCCCTCTGGGGTAGAATTAATATAGATAGGTATGTCTAGGTTATCCTTGCATTTAAGGACCATAGCATCATACTTCTTTCTCTCTATAAGTAATTCACTGTAATGCTTTTTTCTGCACTTCAGTTCTATTCTGTGAAATGTAGTCGGACTGTAACAATCCCACCTACTCATTTGACTTTTAGCCTTGACTAGGTCGGGATAATAATCTTTTCTTAGGAGTTCGAAAAGTTGTTGTTCAATCAAGATATTCTTTATATAATCTCTCTAACTTATTAAGCCTGTTAAGTACACAGGAACCGCAACCGCTAGGAGTATCAGATACATTAAATACCCTATTGTATATACTGTATATCTTTCTGACTTGCTCTCCATCGGGTGATCTTCTTTGCCATATTTTATCAGAGAAAATACCCTCCAGGTAATCAAATTCTTGCTCTGTAAAGCAATTAGGTTTATTGTAAGGAAAAAGGTAATTGAGTTTATCCTTACGTTTATCGCAGCCACAGTCTTCTCCGGCTACAAACTCAACAGCCTTCTTTATACCTGTAGCTTTAGTGATTTTCTCTACGGTATCACCTAAACCGCTTGAATCGCTTTCATATCTAGCAACCCATTCTTTATACCTCTTGGTCCTTTTATCTTTAGGCTTTGGAGGGATTTGATCTTCATTACTCATATCTTGTTTTTTAAAAAGTACATATACATATTAACTATCTCTCTTGAGGTCTTACCCTCTAGATCTTCATACATAGCATTATACCAATCTATAAAGTCTAGCAATTCGTCTTCCATTATTCCTGGTCTATTAGATTAAAATCTCCATTCAGATAGTCTTCAAAGTCTTCACCAAACTTACTCTTAAGTATGTCCTTGTAATTCTTACAACTATTGAATATGGATGTAACAGATATCTTAGTTTCCTTAGCGAGTTTACGCATACTCATATCCGTCTTATAGTACAGCTTGAATAGCTTTTTATCATACCAGTGATCCCAAGACTCCACCTCTTCATTTATCTTCCTCAATATTGAAGCCTCGGCCATCTCCTTCTCATAATTAACCTCTTCATAGATTATATTATCACTGGTGTTAAAAACATATTCGCTATCGTAATTGTCTATTCTATAAACAACATACTTTGACTTAGCTTTTGAATAGTCACTCCAAAGGTTCTTTATGGTTATGTAAACATAAAACTTATTTACCTCCGTCTCGTTATACATTATTTTCTCAGGATTGTCAACATACTTGTTTAGCCTAAGATAAGTCTCGTGGACAAAGTCCTCAACTATATCCTGGGGGATACCAATAGATAAACCCATAGCTATCCAAACATTATGATTTTTACTGAGGATCTCTAACATTAAGTGGTATGTGTATAAAAACTATTCCTAAACTAATTCTAAGTAAGTCAAACATTATATCACCCTCCTCAAAAGAAGAGTGCTCAATGTCCTCTAAATAATCGATTCCAATAAGGAATCCTTTAATAAATTCTAATTGTATATTCATATTGCATATTTAAGTTTCTTTATAATCACCATAAAGATATATACCCAAAGGGTACTAGTTAGCATAAAGCCTGTAAGCAACAGACCGTAAGTAAATGTCTTCTTAATCAATTTTCTCATTTCTTAGATTCTTGGTTTTCTAATATTAGTTCTACAACTCTATCACATTCCTTCTGGTTCTGTGGTTTATATAGAGTGTACGCAGGGTACTGTTCAGCAATCAATCTTTTGAACAGTTTCCATCTCATAGGGAATGACTCATTAGCCCTACCCTTGGTCTCAATTATAAAATCTTCACCTATAAAATCTGGTGTGTATTTGATTGGTAATATTCTCTTTGAACCTCTATTCTTAAATTCACCTTTACTGTTGGCTTGTCTCTCATAAGATTCATTAGGAAAATCAAATCTGTCTATAAGGACAAATGTCTCACCCTCATATTCAGCTTTAATTTTATTCTTCTTCAATACCATATACATATATCTTTCTAATCCTGAAGCAAACTTGATTCCGTCATACGTTATCTTTTTTGCTTGTACTGGACCTCTTTTTCTAGATTTTCTTCTCCTCATTTATCATTATTATCTCCTACATCAAAACACATTGATGCAAGTAATACAATGAAGATAATCAAAAATGCTATATATAAAATCATATTTTCAAATATTTGTCCTTATCTATCTCCTCAGGTATAGACTCAAGTATGTTAGGTAGACCATCATAATCTACCTCAAAAGCAAACTTCTCAAAAGGGAAGCCTCTACTTCGCATACATTTTACTATTGCTATATTCTTTTGGTCTGATAGTTCTAGTGCTATTTGTGTCTCTGCTTTTTTCTCTAAGAAAGAACCTAAGTGTCCGGTAGGTTTCTCCGAGTTCCAATTCGAATGAATTGCTGTGATTATATGGATATTCAGTTCTTGAGTCCATTTCATTAAGTACTGAACGACCTTGCTAGATTCCTTTAGATCATTACTGTCTAACATCAAATCTACAATACCGTCTATTATAACTAACCCAACATCCTCTGTATTGTTCAAGTGCCAATCAATAAAGTCTAATCTTTCCATTGGTGAATACTGCCTAAGGGCATAAGTAAGGTAGTCATCAGACTCACCGCAAGTATCTGTGACTCTGCGAAATACCCTGTGAGCGTGGAATCTACCTTGTTCAGTATCGTAGTGAATAAGTTTTTTATTGTCCCTATAACCTTTCATACCCTTTGTTCTATCAGTTTCACCTGCCATATAGGCCATTGCTATAAGTGAAAGGAAGAACGTCTTCTTACTCTTTGGAGGAGCCTGTACAAAGCTGAAATTACCATAACTACCAATACCAATGGGGACAGGATTAGTACCACTACTGAGGCCATAAGAAACGGCAATGGGCGGGAGCGATACATATCCTTTAGGGTCAACATAGCTATCCTCCAAGATTCTTTTGTATTTTGTTTCATAATCTATCTTAAGTTGGTTCATATTCATCCTTGGTGTTGTAAACTATAGCATCCTTTACGAATAGCTTTATAGCTTCAGGTATACTTCCATAAGACTTTAATTTATTGTTATTAGCAATATCCAAAGCCATAATATTATTTTCTAAACTTCTATAGTTGTATTTAGACGGTGTATTTAATACAAAACACAATTTGTCAATCAACATATGTTTAACAAACTCATAACTGACCTCTTCAATATAGTCTTGATTAAGTTCGAACATATGATCTACATACCAAGAAGCTAATCTTTCAAGGTGTATTGTTTTATCTTTATAATGATTATCTAGAGCTGTGCAATGCTCTACAACATCATTAAATGCTTTCTTTTCTTTCCAAGTCATATTATTCTGCCTGGATAAGTATTCGGACAATATTTTAATCTTGTTTTCTATCATAATAAAAAAGGAGGGACGTTTCCATCCCCCCTGAATTAATCTAGAAGTTTAAACCGTCAATTACGGATTCCTCTGCTTTAGGTTGATTATTACCAACCGTTCTTCCATTTCCTAAGTAAACTCTAGGTGTCTTCGCTTCTCTCTCTTCCTTAGTCTGGGACACAATAACGGAAGCGTTATTCCCATACTGATCAACTTCATCATTGATAAACATAGTAACATTAATATAGCTACCTTTTTTACCTTTAATAATTTTAGACTTTTCTATTTTGCTTAAGTCTAAACTTGCATTTACAATTGTACTCATAATAAATAATTAATTAATTAAACTAAACTTTCTAGTTCTTTTTTGAGTGTAGAACTCACACTATACTTTTTAAATACCTCATTAATATCACCTCCACCGGTAATGTAAGATACAACTCTTTCATAAGATGCATCCTTTTTAGTCAGACTAGGTTTAGCTGAATAAGTGGATTTGTGGTCATTAGTGGCATCCGCATCCTTAGTGTCATCTAATAAGAATAGATTACCTAAAGCATATTTCTTTGCATATGAAGATGCTGAACCAGACTTCTGTGGCATTTGCATACCTTTTGCGTTGAGTTCAATAAAAGCATCATCCTGGGCCTCTACAGAAGAGTTAGGGTCATCTGCATCAATAATCTTTGCTGTAGCAGTAACGCAAGGCATACCGCATATATCTGAAGTTACATTACTGATTTTTACACTAACCTTATACTTTTTAAGGTAAGGCTTTAGTGCTTCAAGGATATCCTCTGCACTTCTGTACTTGTAATTACCAAACTTGTTAAGTTGGTTCTTTGGAGCCTTGAGCTCCGTTTGAATTGCTGATAGTTTTTCTACAATGTTCATAATAATAAAAATTAATCGGTTAATAATTCTTCTTTAACAATCTCCTTCCTTACTACATCCTTATATTCAACAGGACAATCTGGATCACATACTTCAAACAAGAATGTTCTGAGTCTATCAATCTCTTGAGTCTGCTCTCTGTTCTTGTCTTCTAATGCTGATATCCTCATAGTGAAGTAAGAGGAAAGGTCATAAAAGTGTTTCATTGTTATATATTTTCAACTAAGTTACAAAAAAAAGGTTATCTACAAATATTTTAACAAATTTTAACATTTGTGTAAAAAAAAGAAGGATAGACTACTTCACTTCGTCTACCCTCCACTTCCAAGAATTAATGTCCGATTAATTGCACTATAAAATTACAACAGGTTACGTTATAAACCAAATCATATCCGGTTTTAAATCATCATTATCAACGTGAATGTATTTACGGTGCAATCCAAACCTCCTAAATCCAACCATATTTAATGCTTCAACTATTTTAAGACGTTTCTTGGCGTTTACACATTCAATATGTGCTGCCCTACCAATTAAGTGAGAGGATGTCGTAGAAGCCTTGTAATGTACGTTATTATGGAAGGCACTAACATATCCACTAAGTATCTTAAATCTTATACCTGCAATATCCCTAGCTTCATCTAGCATAGCAAGGAACTCCCTATCCATATACTTATAACCAGAACCTGGTAAATCGGGGGAATCGAATTCCTCAAAACGAAAATATTTATATTCCATTTTGTGAAATTAACCAAAAAATATATATTTGCAAAACGGTAGCAGTAAATCTACCTTAAAAATTACCAAACTTCTATAGAGATATAGTTGGATCAGATACTTTGAAATTTTGTTTTTCTAGGGGGCTTTTTCTTTTCTTTCTTTCTTTTTACTCTTTTTCTTTCTTTGTTTTCTTTTAGAGCTGTATATTATATTTACTTATGTAGTTTGTCACCAAAGACTTTTTCTACACCCCTTGAGCCAAAGTATCCTCCAATAACTACTGATAATAATCCAGTTATTGAAGTTAGTTCTAAACCATAAAACCAACCTATAACATAAGCTATTGAAAAGAATGCTAAAGTTAATGGTCTAACATTACTTGCTAACCAACTACCTGATCTAGCATCAGCAACCCATCTACGAGTTACTCCATCTATCTCAGCCCTTTCTAATTCAAGTTTCTTTAATGCTACGGACTTATCCTCTTCGGACATATCAGAACCTCCTATAATGGCTTGTATAACGTTTCCTGCTAAAGTATCACCTGCAACAGCTTCTACTACGTTAGGTATCTTATTAAGTAAGAACTGACCTACTTGGGTATCTTTAAACTTCTTCTTAGGGGTTGTTGACATATCTGATATAAAGTTGTTGTGCTAATCTTACCTCGTGAGGATTATCTTTACAAATATCTTTAGTTAATTCTCTATATTCAGCTACTCTTGTTTTTCTTGCACTTGCACAACTTACTGTCGTTGCAACAAGTAGTATTAGTATTATTCTCATAACGTTTGTTTGTTTGTTGGATGATTGCATCCGTTAGTTTGTCGATACTTTTACGTATCTCTTTCAATTCGTTTCTAAGTCCGTTAGACTTAATCTTTATTTCAGACATATTGTACTACCTGTTGTATTAGTAAGTCCAGACTGAGTTTGGTTTAGAGTCATCTGTATCACAATGGATAAAGGTTTTTGCAACTCCAATCCTACGGAATCCTGCTTTGATAAGTGCGGATAGTATAATATACCTTTCGTTTCCGTTGACACAGCAATATCTGCTGCGACTCCAATAAGGTGTGAGGAATTTGGTACTCCACCGACTTGTTCGTTATGTTGTTTAGTTCTGTAACCTGAAGTGATTTTGAATGGAACACCTGCAATCTCTCTTGCCTCTTCAAGTTTAGCAAGAAAACTACTATCCATATTAACCCCACTACCTTTGTGGCTCGGACAGTCAAACTCATCTAAAGTAAAGTACTTCATTTTTTTAACTTACTAATCTCTTCTTTTAGTTCTTTAAACTTATCTTCTAAAGCATCAGGAATACCATCCTTGTCTTTATCAGTAAATAATCCGTAAACAGTTAACCCCATCATAATAGCTGTGGCAAACATTAAAATAGTAATAATAATAATAAGTGTGTTCATTTTATCTTTTTTTATCTCTTTGTAAATACTCTAAGTCTTTCATAAAATCACGCATCTCTAAAGTAATTGTTCTTACTTCAGCTTCTAACGCTCTTTGATTTTTCCAAGTGTATTCCTTTTCGTTATATTTAAGTTTAGCTACATCAGAAGCGTTAGTTTCTATCTTGGCACTTAAAGTATAATAAGAACCTATAATAGAAGCAAACATAGCAGCTATTGTAATAATCTGTGTAATGCTGATTGATACATCAGCTTTCCCATCCCCATCTATATCTATCTTTGCCATTTATTTTAATTTTTTACTTATTTGTATTACTGTATATGCTATTGCTAATACTAACGAAATCGTTTGTAAGTACGGATTTACCTCTGTTATACTAATTGCTAATGCTACTGCGTTCAATAAATATATCTTTAGTTGTTCCATTATTTAATTGCTAAATAGATATATGTTCCCCCATTTAAATTAACAAAACTACCATCTTGTACACTAAATCCATTTGACAAGAACTCAACAGTATAATTTGAAAGGTTTGGAAGATTAGCTTCCGCATTACTCTCGTCAGCAAGTAAATAAGCATCATATTGATTGTTTAGATACCTTTGATTATCAAAAATAATCCAAGATTTTGAAGAATCAGTTTTTTTAATTAAAACAAATCTTGGCTCAAATCCCGTTTCAATAGTTTGCCTTGTAGGTGCTGTCCCCGTATAACTCCCTATCTTCTGATACCCTGTAACAGAGTGGAAGCAGTATGCGATGTAATTGTATGTATTATTTAAGTGACTTCCAAATTGTATAGTTGTGCTATTAGGGTCAGTATTATTCCAATAAGCGCTATTTGTGCTTGGAGCATTGCTTAAATCAAGATGTAATGCTTTTGTTGCCCCTATACTACTATTGTAAACAACCCAATTATCAGCAAAATTAAGATGTTTTAAAAATATAAGTTCAGGTGCTTGAGAAAGTCCGTGACCCACAGTTGAGGTGCTTGTACTATTTCCTGTAAATTTAGCAATACTAAATCCTGCCTCTGCATTAACAGAAACTGTACTATCTATAGTACCCTCTGTGTTTATTTGTGGTAGGTTGTCATCGTGGTCTCCCGCTTTCCAACACCAAGCTACGTAAGTATCTCCATTAGTGTTTGAATTACCATTATATTCTATAACAAATCCATCATCATTAAAAGAACTAACAATATTTGGTAATGTAGTAGCCTCTGCCCCTGTTGAATCTGATATTAAAAAGTTTTCTGCACCTCTAACCGAATCTTGCAAGAAGTTAGCCCAACTTGCGCTACTTCGTGATTTTATCCATACTAAATCAGGTTTGAAATCTGTATCTATTTGTCTACTTGAAGTTCCATCTCCTGTATAAGTAACAACATCAAAGCTATCTTCTACTGTTGGAGTAGTTTCATCTGGGTCTGCTGCTATTGCTAAATAGATGTAAGTTGAATTACTTTGATTTATTTCATTATTTGTTCCGTTTATTGTAAAACCATTAGAATTGAAATCTACATTAAAAACACTTGTACCATCAGCCTCTTGAGCGCTTTCGTTAGCTTGTAGGTATTCTCCCTGCGGATTTGTAGTTGTTCTTTTATTGTCAAAAATATACCAACTACCTGCTCCAGATGGTCTAATAGCAGCCTTAAACATTAAAAATGCAGGTTCAAATCCTGTTACAACAGAGTTACCTGCTGCTCCTGTCCCTGTATAAGACCCTACTTTAGAGTAGCCATCTACGCTGTGGAAGCAGTAGGCGATATAATCTTCGCTTGAGCCAACATTAATACCCGCCTTACTCGGAAATGTAGTTATTGTTGGTGTTGCAAATATGTTTGATTGACTTGCTGCTTGTGCGGTTGTATTTAATCTTAAGTATTGATTTATTCCCGTTGGCAAACTATATACAATCCAATCTCTTGTTGATAATGATTTATAAAGTACTAATTCAGGAGCAGAGGATAATCCGTGTCCTACTGTTGAATTAGTTCCTGTTCCTGTGTTCCACTTCACAATACTAAACCCTGCATCTTGATTAGCTGAAACTTGACTATCTATACTTCCTTCTTCGTTTAATACGTCAGCACCTCCTGCTTTCCAACACCACGCGACGTAGGTATCATTATTATCATTACTTCCCCCATAATTACCAAGAGAAAATCCGTTAGTATTAAAAGAACTTATTGATGCTCTTTCAAATTCAGCGTTAGTAGAGTTTGAAGATATTATTTTAGCATCGCCATCAGCCGCAAACCCTCTTACAGAATCTATTAATAAATGATCCCAAGAACTTTGATTTCTAATCTTTATCCACACCAAATCAGGAGTAAATTTCGTAGCCTCTTGGTAAGTTACGTTAGTAGCAGTACCATCATAAGCGTAGGTTACGTTTGATGCAGTACCATCGTATAATTGTTGTTCGTCTCTTGCATCACCATCTAATTTGTAATATGCCTCAAGGTTGTCTGTTGGTATAGATGCTGTAGTGTTGTTGTAGATATACCCTACTTCGTCATCAGTTAATTCATCTGAATAGATTCTTACATCGTCTATTTTGCCGTGAAAATAATCTCCTGCTGAAAATCCTCTGCTACCTAAAGCACACCCCGAATGGTTTGATATATCTAAAGCAGTATATGTATCAGTTCCTTGTGATACACCATTAACAAAAAGTTCTAAACCATTGGAAGTAGAGTTAGTTACTGTTATGTGAGTCCAAGTATTTAAAGTTGGGCTTGACATAGTAACCTCTTTTTGATTTGCACCATTTCCAACTATTGCTTTCCAACCATCAATAACATACCCAAAAGAAATGCCTCTACTACCTGAACTCGCTTGATGTGCAAAAACATACCTCACAATAGAACCTGTATAATTAACAGTTGGATACATCCATAATGAATAAGAAAAATTATCTTGTGTTATAACAGATGTTGGTAGAGTTATTCTACTACTACTCCCATTAAATATAGCAGCACTTCCAAACTTACCACTAACTCCCCCTGTATCATTTGCATTACCATCTAATTGGTATAAAGCAACACCTGAATTGTCATCAAATATATCTGTAGTAGATATTGTAGTAGATGAATGGGTTTCTCCATATAGAGTAGTTACTTCTGAAGAAGATAATGCTTTGTCAAAGATTCTTACTTGGTCTATTGTGCCATTTAGATATTCACTTCTTGTACTTGTTTGAGGAAGGAATTGATGTCCTATGTTTATTTTAGCACTACTTTGATAGCTACTTGACCAACTACCTGAAGGTATTGAAAGTGTAGCTACAGGTGTTGTGTTTCCGTCTACATATGCTTTTTGAGAAGAATTTGCAACATCGTGTGTAATACATAAATGATGCCAATTACCATCATCATAAGCTGCTGTTGAGGTTGCAGCTACTACCGACCCATTATTATATCTTGAAGTTATTCCTAAAGTACCATTTGTTTCAATAGAAACAGCATAATTCCAACTTTCTACAGCGTAATCAGAGAAGAGCTGAACCTTTGAAGAGTTATTTAATAATCTAAACCAAAATGATACGCTTGAAGTTGTTTTGCCTAAAAATAACGAATTTACATTTGGTATATTAATGTAGGAACTACTCCCATTAAATACAGCACCTCTATTTATATATCCACCAATACGTTGAGTACCTCCGTTTCCTGTATAGAGAACTGTATTGAAGTTTTCAGATGCAAAAGTATTTGCTGCTACAGGAGCATCCGCTGCAACCTTTTTAAATGTCTTTCTGTTTAAAGCCATATTATAATGTTATATCGTACTGTACTACTTGTGCCTTTGTGGTCTTTGCGTTTATCTCCCCCTCTTTTGTTGAACAACTTGTTCTAATTGCTGCCCTCTCATCTAAAGTAGCTTGTGCGGTTGTGTTTCCTAGTTCAGTATCTCTTACTATTATCCAATCAGTTTCTGATAATTTACTGTTAGCATTTGCTTTTAAGTTTGCAATCTTTTGCGTTTTAAGTTCCGCTAGAGTTTGACTCCAAGTCTTATTAGTCTTTGGGTAAGTAAACTGTGTATTCGCTGAATCCCAAAAGATATCTCCTAAATCGTGGATTGCACTATTATAACCACTCGGCATAACAACGTCAAATAACCCCTCTGCTTTTCTTTCGCCCTCTGTTAGTTGGTCAAAGCCTCCTAGATATTCCTTTTGACTACCTTTAAATGCTTTTGGTACTGATTGATAAACCTGTATCGTTCCGTTTCTATTTATTGCGTATGCCATTATGATGCTATTTGTGAGATTTGATACCACGCCTCTGACGTAGAGATAAATTTAAATTCTATTAAGTTTTTTGCAGAACTTGTATCACTATAAGTACCGCCTAGTGTATTAAACGTACCTGATGCTCCGTTTATGTTTCCTAAAGCTAAAGTGTAAGAACCACCGCCTCCTGTGATTACCACAGCACAAGTAGAACCTACCTTAACATTTGTAAAGTCTACTGTTGTAGAATGTCCTGCTGTCCAAGTAAATACATCTGCTGTTGAAGTATCTAGTGTGATTGATGTTGCTGATGTTACTGCACTTGAAGCTGTGTATCTGTTTGATAGTTGGTCGTGACCTACTCCATTATCTGAGATACTAACTGTTACATCTCCTGTTGTGGTGTCAACTTCTAATCCTGTGCCTGCATCTACAGTAGTAATTAAATTAGTGTCATCTAAAAGAGAAGATAAATCAAGAGTAAAAGTAGACGTATCACTATTTGTAAAAGTAACAACACCTGCCCCATCAATAGATGCACTTGTTATTGCAGTATCATCTAAGTAAGGAGCTAAATCTACAGTATCTGTAGTACCATCAGCCTTTGTTAGCGTTAGCGTATTAGTAGCTAAAGATAAATCAGGCTTTCCATATAGCTCCGTAAAGTTGTCATTAGATTTATCAAACGCACTTCTTAACGGGTCTCCAGTGCCATCATTAGCCGTAGTCCCAATTCCTATTGTTTGTTGTGCCATTTTATTTTATTTATAATTGTGTTTTATCTGCCGTAAATTGTGTTGTATCTGCTTTTAAATCTCCTCCGAAATAGCTAATCATATCTGCTGTAAACGGTGTTACTGGAACAAGTCCCCAACAAGTTGGAGCAGAAATATCGTTTATTGCATATGTTGACCACTGTTCGTCAGCACCGAAACCTCCATTGGTTTCAATCTCGCAATATGTCTTTCCCCAATTTATTTGATTCGCCATCTCTCTTTTTTAAATAACTATTTAATTTAATTTCGTTTTCTTTTTTAGGTTTGTAAACCCTCTTCACTTCCTTTGTCATAAAACCCAACCAGTAAAGTTTACATCTCTCTCTGGATACATACCGTCATTCTGATTAGTGACATATTCAGGATATAAAGAACTGTTATAGTTCATATGATCCATAAATCTTTGTGTATAGAACTCAGCAGTTTCAGTTGCGTGATTTGCAAGGTTCTTGATCTCAGACTCACTTACAGATGTAGCATTCTCTGAATTATGCTTATATATTCCCCCGTTAGATATTTGATATGCTGCGTAAGGGATATAAGTCGCTTGAGTATACCAAATAAGCATTGGCTTAATATAATCATTTACTAATGTTTGATAATTACCGGATAATGTATCTGCAATAATCTCATTTTGTAGTTTCTCATATAATTTAGTCCCTAGGAATTGCTGAATCTCAGTATCCTGGGCCACCTCAACAAATTGAATTAATTTATCAGCATCTAGATTTCCGTCAAATATTGACTTTCTCTTAAGTTCTTTTAGTGTTATAAATAATGCCTTCATATTATTCTTCCTCGTTAGGTTCTACTATTTCTTCTTCAACCTCTATGTTTAATAACTCTTCTTCTTCCTCTACTTTCTGACTAGATAATTTCTCACCAGTCTCTTCCTCTCTCTTAATCTTAGTTGCAATATTATCAAGTTCTGTAAACTCAATTGGTTGAAGAGTTGTAAAGTATAAGTCTAGCATAATGCCATTGAATGCAAGTAACTCTTTGAGTGCATCAATAAGTAAAGTTTGGAATGGTCTAATAACAATATTATCCATAAGGATAGAAGCAGTTCTAAGTTCTTCGGCATTATTACCAAATCCGGTATTGTCTTTAATACCTAATAAAATAGGTGATACAACACCGTGACCAATCATAATCTTCTCTCTACTCTCCTTAGCTAGGAATTCATATTGAGCGTGAGCATCTGGTAAGTGTATAGGTTCAACCGTAGACTGATCCTCTGAGCTCTCATTAAATGCTAGTATAAATCTACCTGCATTAGAAGACCCACTGAATTTATCATATATCTTTCTTTCGATTCTCTCTTGAATCTCATCAGAAGGAATACCATTATTAAAGTTCAATAACAAAGAAGGTTGCAATCCATTCTTAATATTGTTAAGGTGATAATTAGATACCTCTTCCTCTAAAGAACAATATTGTAGACACCCTTGATAATCTACTGGTGAGTAATAATAGAACCCTGCTCTATACGGTTTAACGCAGTATATTTCAATCTTCTCTGACTTGCTACCGTTCTTGTATGAAGGTATTCTTTTGGGCTTCTCAGAGGGCTTTATATTGGCCCAGTCGGGATGATAATAATAACCCTTAACTCTACCATCTTTAGCCTTCTCAGCTCTTAACGTTTCCATTGGGAAATGATACAGTCCTGCTATCTCTCTCTTACCTGTTTTGTATACAACCTGGATAGCTGCTTGACCTAACATCTTAAGGTCATTAACCATCTTCTTAACATCACTAGGTCTGAGTATACTTTGCATCTTACCGAACATCTCAGGCTTCTCTGTTGAGTCTGTTGCGTTTAGTCCTCTACCATAAACCATATCAACGATACCATTGATACATCTTGAGTTTGTAGGACTGCCTAAATATCTTTCTATAAGTTCAGTGAAGTAATCATTATTATCACCATACTCAACCCAATCATTACGAGTATTCTCTTTGATGCTTGGGATTTCATAGCCGGATAGATTAAGTACTCTCATACTGTTTTTAACTTCCTTAGGAGCCTCTATCTTTCTAGCTGACCTTATTGTTTTTCGACTCATATTATAATATATTGTTGCTCTTCTGTTTCGGAATCGTGCTGATTATATTCATCAGTATTTAAAGTATGTGATATTGTAGTATCCGTTTTAGAAGTGCAATAAACCTTGTCTCTGTAAAGTAAAGTATCACCTTGCTTGATTTCTATAGAATAAGAACTTTCCTCAGATAGAATACTAAAAGTACATTCTATATCTAAAAAGTTACCGTTTATAGTAGACGTTAAGGCCTCTAATGTTTCTGTCTTTCTAGTACCGTCTTCCCTAATTGATAACTCTAAATCACTAGCCTCAGTATATTCTCTAGGAACAATACTTATGGTCTGAGCATCTGTATTTGGTAATAACCTTATCATATAAGTATAACTAAATAACTTGATTTCTGTTCAAAAAAAAAGGGTTACATCTCTGCAACCCCTTTAGTTATCAAATGAATACTATTAAGAGTTAGTTCCCTCTGTAACAGTAACTGTTGAAGTTAATCCTCCAAAAGGACTTCCGCTAACAGCACCTTCTAAGAAATTTGCAGGTTTTGTCTCCATACCACTCAAGGTAAGTGTATACCCTGAAAGGTCTCCCATAGCAGCACCCGTTACAATTGTTCCTCCAGACACATCAGCTCCGTGCTCAAGACCCATAAGGAATACGTTTCCATTATAGTCTTCAACCGCAACGTGTGGTCTTCCGTATGCTAACAACTTGATTTCTTTGTGATCTTCCTTAGAAAGTTTCTTAAGAGTCAAGTTTAGCGTTTGCTCAAAGAATGTCGTACCATTCTCTCTTGAAGAAGTAACAGTTTGCTCGAAGCTACTATTACCTTTCAATTCGTATTTGTAAGCAGTAAAAGTACCAGACAAATCAGTAATCTCGTCATCAGTTTGCGTTACGGTTCCTAAATCACCGAAATCCACAAAATAAATCGCTCTGAGACCTCCAACTACGTCTTTGCAGGGTTCTTTTCTACCTTTAGTTAAATCACAAGCCATATTATAAGGTATTAAAAAAGGGTAGGTAGGCTTTTCGGCTTACCCACCCTTAATATTTATTAATTATTGTTTATTAGTCGTTAGCAGAGTTAGTGATACCGTAAGTTACGATGTCATCAACAATACCATACTGTACACCTGCTGTAAATCTCATTACGACTCTTACGTTTTGAGAACCATCTAGGTCAGCCATATCGATAACTTTAACCTCGTTGTGGTCAGATAATAGACCAGTACCGAAGAATAAGTTAGACTTCTCAGCAGCTACTGCAGTATCAGACTCCTAGTCCGTTAGCAACGAAGATTTTCACTCCGTCAAAAGATAAGTGAACCGTTATTCCACCACTGAGTACCCATTGCATTTGTACCTGCAGCACCTAGTCCGCTAGATCCAAATCCACCTAAAGCTCTTACATAAGCTCTAGCAATGTTTTGAGATACATAGATGTTTAAGTCTTCAGCACCGTAAAGAGCAGAAGGAACAGCGTCTACGATTTTACCTAGCTCAGTGATTACGTTTCCTGCAGTAACTGTAGTACCAGAAACTTCATTAGCTTGTGGTAAAGCAGCATCAGCAGCTAAGATAGTAGATAGTCCGTCAAACTGTCCGTTTGTAGAAGTTGAACCTGCCCAGATAGACTGCTCAGTTCTTTGAGCAACTTTAGCTGCAACGTGTGCAATTAAGAAGTCAGAGAATTGAGAAGGCATATTGCTGTGTGCAGAAAAGCCCATTGATAAAGCCTCCCAATCAGATACAAAGTCTTTCTTACATAACTGTAGGTTAACTTGTTGCTCTTCTGGTTGAAGGATTCTTTCTGTAAGTGTAACAGTTGAAGTAGGATCAAAATCACAAGTTGCATCCTTAACGATATCGTCAGTAGCCACTTTTTTGATAACCTCTTTTAACTTTACATTCGGTTTTACGGTAATACCACCATTAGCGATAGTAGAACCTTCGAGTAGAGCAGCAGCGATATATTCACCTGCGAACTCTCCTGCGTAAGTAGTAGTAATTGATGTAGTTGTTGCCATTTTTGGTAATTTAGATAATTGTGTTTATTATTTATTTAATCTTGCTAAAACTCTATCAAGAGTAGTTGCAGGTGCGTTTTGAGAGTATAAATGTAAATTCTTGCTCTCTGTTGCGTTCTCTGGGCTGTGAGTTAAAGGCTCTTCATCAGCAGATAGTTCTTGAGGAACTTCTTGCTTAGACTCTTCTTTAGCCTCTAATTGACCCATTAGTTTTTCTACCATAGCCTTAACTTCCGCTAATTCTTCTTTGGTAGCATAAGACATTTCAGATTTAGGCTCCATAGCCTCAACCTCTTCAGAAGCCTCCACTTCAGGAGCTTCTTCTAATTCCGTCATAACTTCTTCCTCTTTAACCTCTTCAGTGGCATCTTCAAGTTGTACTTCTTCTTGTGCAATATCTTGAGTTTCCACCTCTTCAGCTGAAGACAAAAGAACTTCCTTTAGTTTGGAAACGATTTCTGTTGCTTTCATAAAAATTGATGTTTATAATTATTACTGATTAAAAATATATTGTTGTATTTTCAAGTGCCGTCACCAGTCACATTACCAACTCCTTGAGCCTGTAAAGAACCATCACAACATTTTCTTGAATACGTTTTACCGTCTTTACATAAACAGCCTCTACTGCCACCTTTAGGTGAAGAGTAGCTTGGTGTAGCTTTCATTCTCTTTTTCATAAACCTGCGTTTTGTGTACGTTGTATGAAGAATATAATATCCCATATCTTAGCAGGACCACCATCAGCTTGTATCTTAGGTGTCAATCCATTTGCTAAAGCATTTGCATCTAAATAGTATTGGAACATTATATGTTGATTTTGTGTTTCATCATTTCCTTTATAGAAACCTAATGCCATATTGATTCTATCATAATCATCAGCACCTCTTAATATAAAGTCTAAGTGAGTCTGATTCGCATTACCGGATGATTTCTTAAATACAACGGTCACACTATATACATCATTTTCATTCACCCCCACAAACTTATTAGTGGATGAATTATAGAAATCAATGCTCGAATGACTCCTTACCACACTAGCTGCATCATTAGGTAGTGTGACCTCAACTCCATCTGTCAGTATTAGTTTATTTTCAGCGTGATATGTTGAATCATCATATCTTGCCCAACCTAAACCAAGTGCACCTGTTTGAGGATATACTATTACATTTTGGTTATTATGACCCATATACAATGCGTCATCAGTGCGTAGCATTGCACCGTTCTCTATATTCACAGAATCTACCTCAGCTTGGGTAGTATCTTGAACGTGTACTCTATATGAAGTATTCTTTGTTGTGGCCATATTTACTGTTTAGGTACGCAGTTAGGTACTTTTCTACCATTCTTAGTCTTAAATCCAACCATTTCATATCCTTCTTGGCAAGGGTTTACATCCTCTAGTTCTTCTAAACCTCTAAGTTTAGACTCAGTCCAATTAAGCATACTTTTGCCTCCCCATAGAAGATAACTGATAGTTCCACAAGCCTCAGGCTTACTAGGATCATAATATTCAGCAGCCCTACTTAAGTAA